TTCATCTATAAGGTAACACTATGGCAACAGATAAAGAAGTCAAACTAGAACAGAATGAATTTTATGAGCCTACTGAGGCTGATAAAGAACTGACCGATTTCATTACTAGCCACTGCGACAAGTGGCGAGATTGGCGTGATGCTAACTACCTCCCCGCCTACCTAGAGTATGAGCGCATTTTTCGTGGTCAATGGGCGGCTGAAGACAAGACTCGTGAATCAGAGCGTAGCCGTATTGTTACCCCTGCCACTCAACAAGCAGTTGAGACTCGTCACGCTGAGATTATGGAAGCTATCTTTGGTCAAGGCGACTTCTTTGACATTGAAGACAATATTCAAGATGTAAACGGCGTGGCTATTGATGTTGAACTGATTAAGGCTCAACTGACTGAAGACTTCAAGAAAGACAAAATCAGAAAAGCTATCGATCAGATCGAATTGATGGCTGAAATCTATGGCACAGGCATAGGCGAGATTATTGTCAAGACTGAAACCGAGTATGTTCCCTCAACTCGGCCTATCCCTAATCAGATGGGGCAAGCGGCAATTGGCGTGATGGAGAGAGACAGAATCTCTGTCAAGATCAATCCTATCAACCCCAAGAACTTCTTGTTCGACCCCAACGGTACTACGGTCGATGACTGTATGGGGGTGGCGATAGAGAAATATGTGAGTATTCATAAAATTGTGCAGGGCATTGAGAAGGGTATCTACCGCAAGGTGGATATTGGTACTGCCAGTGAAGATACTGACCTTGAGGCTACCCAAGAGATTAGCCAGTACCAAGATGAGAAGGTATTGCTGTTGACCTATTACGGTCTTGTGCCTCGTGAGTACCTCAACAACTTAGAAGAAAACAAGGACATTGTTGACTTGTTTCCTGAGAACTCAGCGGCTGAAGACTACACCGACATGGTTGAAGCCATTGTGGTCATTGCCAATGATGGGATGCTGTTGAAGGCTGAAGAAAATCCTTACATGATGAAAGATCGTCCTGTACTGAGTTACCAAGACGATACAGTTCCAAACAGGTTGTTGGGTCGTGGCACAGTGGAAAAAGCATTCAATATGCAAAAAGCCATTGATGCACAGACTCGCAGTCACTTGGATTCACTGGCATTAAGCACTTCCCCCATGATTGCGATGGATGCAACTCGTTTGCCAAGGGGCATGAAGTTTGAGGTAAAGCCCGGAAAAGCTATTCTCACCAATGGCGCACCAAGCGAGATTCTTTATCCATTCAAGTTTGGTCAAACTGACCCAAACAACCTTGCAACTGCTAAAGACTTTGAGAGAATGTTGCTACAAGCTACAGGAACTCTAGACTCAAACGGTATGGTTAGCCAAGCTAGTCGTGATGGTGGCGGTATGTCGATGGCGGTTGCCTCTATCATCAAGAAATACAAGCGCACACTGGTGAATTTCCAAGAAGATTTCCTGATTCCATTCATCAAGAAGGCGGCTTTCAGGTTCATGCAGTTTGACCCTGAGCGTTATCCCTCTGTGGACATGAACTTCATCCCAACTGCCACCTTGGGCATTATTGCTCGTGAGTATGAGCAACAGCAATTCATTGGTTTGTTGCAGACTTTGGGTGCTGAGACTCCTGTTTTGCCAATTATCCTTAAAGGAATCATTGGGAACAGCAGTTTGTCTAACCGAATGGAGTTGATTGCTAAGTTAGATGAGATGATGCAACCTAATCCTGAGCAACAACAGATGCAACAGGCTCAACAGCAGTTAGCTATCCAAGCGGCACAGGCTCAGATTGCTGTAAACACCACTCAGGCTGAACAAAACAGGGCAGAGGCTACTAAATTGTCTGTTGAAGCTCAGTTAATGCCTCAAGAAGTACAAGCTAAGATGAGTGCAAGCCTGACTAAGAATCTTCCTAATCAAGATGATTTGGCTTCTAAGGAATTTGACAAGAGAGTTAAGATTGCTGAGTTGATGTTGAAAGAAGCTGACATCAAGAACAAGTCTAAGATTGTTGAACTGCAAATGGCAGAGAAAAACAATAAGATTTCAGGCATGGAATCTGACTTCCTCGACCAATTGACTAGAGAACTGAATGCTGGACAGACAGGAATTCAATAATGGATATTGAAAATCTAGCCAAAGAGTTAATTCTCAAGAATATGACTCCTGAACAGCAGATGGCTGTACTGGAATCAGTGCGTCAGTCTGTTGCCAATGCGAAAGAAGTGCAAAAGAAGAAGATTGGTGAGAATGTTGACTTAGTTGTCCAAGCACTCAAGAAGATTGAAGCAGATATTCGTGATCGATTTGATGCAGTTGGCAACACCATTGAAAAGCGTGTTTTGTCGATTAAAGACGGTCGTGATGGTGCTAATGGTACAGATGGTCGTGATGGTAAAGATGGCAAATCAGGCAGAGATGGGCTAAAGGGCGACAAAGGTGCTGATGGTCAAGCTGGTCGTGATGGTGAAAACGGTGTTGATGGCGTATCAGTAACCAATGCACACATCGACTTTGATGGTTCTTTAGTTATTAGCCTGTCTGATGGCAGAGAGTTGAATGTTGGTGAGGTTGTTTCTCAAGACATTGCTGAAAAGATCAAAGTCATCAGCACAATGTCCACCAATGCGGCAATTGCTGTAAAGGAAGAAGGGACTACGCTTACTAATGGTGTTAAGAGCATCAATTTTGTTGGTACAGGCATTACAGCAACTACATCAGGCGATGATGTAACAGTCACAGTAGCAAGTGGTTCTGGCACAGTCACAAGTGTGGCGGCTACGGCTGGTACTGGCATCAGCGTTACAGGTAGTCCAATCACTACCTCTGGAACTTTGACCATTACTAACACTGCACCAGATCAAACTGTTGCTTTAACCTCTGGTACTGGAATCAGTACAAGCGGCACATATCCCAACTTCACAATCACTAATTCTGGTGTAACTTCTGCTGTTTCTGGCACAGGCATTTCTGTTTCAGGTGCTACAGGTGCTGTAACTATTACCAATTCAGCACCAGACCAAACAGTTGCCTTGACTGCGGGCACAGGTATTAACACCAGTGGGACTTATCCTAACTTCACGATTACTAACTCTGCGCCAGATCAAACTGTTAGTTTGACTGCAAGCACAGGTATATCTACAAGTGGGACTTATCCAAGTTTTACTATCACAAATACTGCGCCTGACCAGACTGTTGCCTTGACTGCTGGAACAGGTATCAATACATCAGGTACATACCCTAACTTCACAATTACCAACTCAGCACCAGATCAGACTGTTGCATTGACAGGTGCAGGGACTACCTCTGTTACTGGTACTTACCCTAATTTCACCATTACATCGAATGACCAGTTCTCGGGTACTGTGACTTCAGTGACTGCTGGTACAGGTTTGACTGGTGGAACGATTACAACAAGTGGTACTGTTGCATTGGATAACAGTGGAGTAGTTGCGGGTAGCTACACGGCTACAAATTTAACCGTTGATGCGTTTGGGCGTATTACCTCTGCAACGAATGGCACAGGTGGGGCAACGCTTAGTAATGACACAAGCACATCAACCAATGTTTTCCCTTTGTTTGCAGATGCAACATCGGGAACAGCAACTACAGTTTTTACCAGCAATGCTAAGTTGCTTTACAAGCCTAGCACTGGTGAGTTTCAATCATCAATTGTGAATGCAGGGAATGGCATCTATGTCAACAGTCAAACTGTAGCAACAAGTTACACCATTGCATCAGGTACTTCAGGAATGTCATCAGGGCCAATCACTATTGCATCAGGTCAATCAGTAACTGTTTCCAGCGGTTCAAGGTGGGTGGTTTTATGACAATAAAAATAAGGCCAGATTTTGAATTAAACCGAATCAGGAATTCGTGGACAATTTCTGATGCTGGAGTTCTTATGTGGATTTCTGGTTTTAAAACTGGAAAACCAGTCAGTGTGCAAACAACCAAAAAAGGACATCAGACTTGTTATTTACAAGTAGATGGAAAACTTAAAGGGTATTCTGTTGGGCAAGTGGTTTGGTATCTTTATTATGGGAAATGGGCTACGCAAGAAATAGATCATATTGATTGCAATCCAAAAAACCATAAAAAAGATAATTTGCGTTTGGCTACAAGAAGTGAACAGTGCAGAAATAAAGTATCTGGAATAGCTGGAAGACCAAACAAAGGTGTTTACAAGCGTAATTATGGGAATAAATGGTCTGCTCAAATTTGGGTTAATGGTGTGTGTAAAAATCTTGGAACATACGAATCAAAGGATGAAGCAATTGAAGTTCGTCAATTAGCAAATGAGTTATTTCATAAAGAATTTGGAAATAACAAATCTTATAAGGCGGGAGTATAGAGATGGCTTCAGTTGTTCTAAAAGGAGACACATCAGGACAGGTAACGATTGCCGCCCCTGCTGTTGCTGGTACTAATACGCTGACGCTTCCAGCATTAACTGGAACTGTTCTTACCAATAAGACCGTAGGAACTGTGTTGCAAGTTGTAAGTACAACCAAGACAGATACTTTTTCAACTGCTTCAACAAGTTTTGTGGATGTAACTGGATTAAGCGCAACTATTACGCCAACAAGCACATCAAGCCAAATTCTTGTGTTTGTTGCTAGTAATTATGGAACTAGCACTTCAAGCGTAGTAGGTATATTTAATTTGCTTAGAGGCGCAACAAACATAGCTCAACCAAGTACAGCACCAACATTTAACGGAACAACTATTTCATATACTTCAGTTGGCGATGTTATTAACAACTGGTCAATGCTTTTTCTTGATTCTCCAGCAACAACTTCTGCAACTACATATAAAATTCAAGGCAGAGCAAGTTCTGGAACAATATATGTAAACAGAAGAAATACAGCAGATAGCGCCCAAACATCAACAATCACAATCATGGAGATTGCGGCATGAATCACAATGCAATATATGCTCTTTACCCGCAAGTTGTCACAGTTGATGATACTGATGGCGCAAAAAATGCCCAAGGAAATCAAGTCGAAATTGACATGGATTTGGTAAATGCTTGGGTTGACCCTAACGCATACAAAGCCAAGCGTTCGGCTGAGTATCCACCAATCACTGACTATCTTGATGGTGTAGTCAAAGGCGATCAAGCACAGATTGATAAGTACATTGCTGATTGTTTGGCAGTTAAAACAAAATATCCAAAGGCTTAACCATGTCAATACTTGCTTTAACTTCTGACACGCTGATTGGTACGCCAGCCACAGGCAACATCGAATATTCCAGCCCGATCTTTACCGGCACACCTATTGGCACACAGCGAGGCATTGTTCCGACTCAACAGTATTACAGACTGAATTCTGCTAATGTGGGGGCTAACGCTACTGGCGCACAAAGTATATTCGGTGTTGGTGTAACGCTATCAGCAAGCACGGTGTACGAGTTTGAAATGCTTGTTGCACTTAGTAAATCTGCTGGTGGAACAAGCCACACTGTTGGATTTGGTTTTGGTGGTACAGCAACAATTAACAATATTTTTTACAACGCAATAGCAGTTGGGACTGCCTCCTCCGCGGCTAACGGCACTGCGTATGGGTCATATGTAGCAACAGCATCTAATACAAACACTAATGCAACAACAACAGCTACCACCATTTTCTGGGGGTTTACTATTAAAGGAACAGTATCAATCAACACTGGCGGCACATTCATTCCGCAGTACACGCTGTCAGCCGCACCTGGTGGGGCTTACTCCACAGCCATTGGTAGCTTTATCCGAATTGCACCAGTTAGTGCATCTGGTTCTAACACTTCAGTAGGGGCATGGGCATGAGCGTAATTATTGATGGATCAGCAAGCGTCACGATCAACTCAGGTGCGGTACTGGGGATTACCTCTGGCACTGCTGTTGCATCTACATCAGGTACAAGCATTGACTTCACAGGTATCCCATCGTGGGTGAAGCGTATTACTGTGATGTTTGACGTAGTTTCAACTAATGGCTCTGCCATTATCCTTATTCAACTTGGTGATTCTGGCGGTATAGAGACAACAAATTATGTTGGGTCTTCGTTTTACATCCAAGGCGGTGGCGGCGGTCAGTATATGTCGGTTTATGGTGGATTTAACTTTTACGGTTCTGGTGGAGCCGCAAACACAAACACAGGTTCTTTAGTTCTTACACAAATTTCAACAAACAAATGGGTCGCAAACGGGTATTTTGCTGGTTCAGCTACTTTTGTTAATGTTTGGATTGCAGGGGTAAAAACACTTTCAGATACTCTTGATCGAGTGCGTATTACAACATCTAACGGCACAGACGCATTCGATGCTGGCTCAATCAACATTCTTTATGAAGGCTAAACCATGACACACAGAATAGTAGTTAATGTCGAAACAGGCGTGACCACACAAGTTGAGTACACACCTGAAGAACAAGCAATCCATGATGCGGCAGTAGCGGCACAACAGGCAGAAGCAGAAGCTAAGGCATTAGCAGATGCACAGGCATTGGCAGATGCACAAGCGGCACAGCAAACAACAACTCAAAGCACAACCCCATGACCCCAGAACTACAAAAGTATTATGAAGACCGATTTTCCATGATGGGGCAGGAAGGTTGGAAGGATTTGTGCATAGATATTGACAATATGATAGAGTCACTCAATAATCTAAGCGTTATTCCTGATGAAAAGACCTTGATGTTCAAAAAAGGTGAACTTTCCATCTTGACTTGGCTGAAAACCTTGAAAGAGGTCAGCGAACGAGCCTACGAGGAATTGAATGAAAAGAATGTTTGATTTTGCCTGTGAAAATGGGCATAAAACTGAAAGACTTGTTGATTATGAGTTAACAAGTTTTCGATGTGAGTGCGGAGAAACAGCCAACCGTACTCTATCTGCTCCAAACTTCAAGTTAGAAGGGTGGTCTGGTTCTTTTCCATCAGAGCATGGAAGGTTCGAGAAAAAACACCTAGATCAACTGAAGTGGGAGCAAAAGCACAACTCATAAGCAGAAATGCCGAGTTGAATGTCCTAGAACCGATAACGGCAGGAAAAGGAAGAATATGTTGATTGACAATGAAGATGAGTCGCTAAGTGAGTTAGATGCAGTTGAGCAAAAGAAGCAACTACCTGAAGTAGCACCCTTATCCGAGATGCCTGAGAAATACAGGCAGAAATCTTTGGAAGAAGTGGTCAAAATGCACCAAGAAGCTGAGAAGCTGATTGGAAAGCAAGCGCAGGAAGTTGGGGAAGTGCGAAAGCTGGCAGATGAACTCATAAAGCAAAACCTCTCCTCTAAACAACAACCTATTGAGGAAGAGCCAGAAGTAGATTTTTTCGAGAATCCACAGGCGGCGGTTCGTAAGACTGTTGATAACCATCCCGATGTACTTGCGGCTAGACAAGCTGGTCAAGAGTTCAAAAAGATGCAGATTCAGCAAAAGCTGGCGCAAGAACACCCTGATTTCGGTCAGATTGCTCAAGATGCAGACTTTGTGAATTGGGTGAAATCTTCACCTATTCGCCTTGGTTTGTATGCAAAAGCTGATGGTGAGTTTGATTACGACAGCGCAAACGAATTGTTAAGCACCTATAAGCAGTTGCGAGGAATTAAGGCTAAACAGACTAATGAAGCAGGGGAAACTCAGCGCAAGTCAAACCTTAAGGCGGCAAGTGTCGATGTAGGTGGAAGTGGAGAGTCTGGAAAAAGAGTCTATCGCAGGGCTGATCTAATTCGGCTGAAGATGACTGACCCAGATCGTTATGAGGCGTTAAGCGGAGAAATCATGCAAGCGTATCAAGACGGACGGGTTAGATAATTTAACTTATCGTTTTTTGGAGATTTAACATGGCAACATCATTTTCCCCCACAAACTCAGTTACGGTAACAACCGCTGAAAAATTCATCCCAGAAATTTGGTCAGATGAAATCGTTGCGGCTTACAAGAAAAACCTCGTTTTAGCTAACTTGGTTATGAAGATGAACTTTAAAGGTAAGAAGGGTGATGTAGTTCACATCCCTGCACCTACCCGTGGTTCTGCTTCTGCTAAAGCCGCTGAAACAGCAGTCACTTTGATTGCCGCTACAGAGTCTGAAGTTCAAGTTTCTATCAATAAGCATTACGAATACAGCCGTTTGATTGAGGATATTGTCGAAGCCCAAGCCTTGAACAGCTTGCGTAACTTCTATACCTCTGACGCTGGTTATGCCTTGGCTAAACAAGTCGATACTGACTTGGTTCAGTTGGGTCGTTCAACCAATGGCGGTGGTGGTACAAATGCTTATGCAACTGGTGCGTTTATTGGTGGTGATGGTACTACTGCTTATGTTGCCGCAAACAACAATGAGTCAGCATTGACCGATGCCGCTATTCGCCGCACTATTCAGCGTCTTGACGACACTGATACCCCAATGGATCAGCGTTTCTTCTTGATTCCTCCATCAAGCCGCAACACTTTGATGGGTTTGGCTCGTTACACTGAACAAGCCTTTGTTGGTGGTACAAACAGTACCATTCGCACAGGTGAAATCGGTAACTTGTACGGTATCCCTGTGTTTGTATCAAGCAACTGCGACACAGCATCAGGTACTAACAATGCACGAGTTTGCTTGATGGGTCATAAAGACTCACTGGTTTTGGTTGAACAAGTGGCTATTCGCTCACAAGTTCAGTACCAACAGCCGTACCTTGCAACTTTGTACACAGCAGACACGCTGTATGGAGTGCAAATTCTGCGTTCAGCGGCAAGCACTGGTGCGGCTAAGTCTGCATCAATGTTTGCTTTGATCGTTCCTGCCTAATTGCAGTTGTCCCTCCTACTTCTAGAAATAGGGGTAGGGGGACTTTTTTAACCTAATTAGGAGAAATAAAAATGGCATCAGCAACAGCAGTCGTTTCACGCCGTGGGAACGATCAATTTCGTGGCTTGTTTACAGATACTTGGGATGTTTCATGTACTTTAGATAGCGGCTCAGTCGCTACTACAGCTACAGCTACAGACACAGTAACTGTTGCAGGAGTTGCTTTGGGTGACATGGTTATTGGTATGGCAATTGGTGTTAGTGAAGCAGGATTGGTTCGCCGAGCCTATGTTTCAGCCGCCAACACTGTGACTATCGTGACCTACAACCCAACAGCAGGTTCTGTTGATTTAGCTTCAACTACATTGCAACTTATCATTGGTCGTCCTGTAGTTTAATGATAGGGGGGCTAGTCCCC